TGTCGTAAGCCTCATCCAGCGTATTAGCCATACCGCCTTGTAGCAGTTGGATCATTGCTGGTCGAAGCTCCTCGAAATACTCTTTCTTTTGTGAGAATGAGTCTATTTCGCCGTTCATAATCTTGCTGGATTCAGCTTCCTTCTCTTGCTTCCATTGCTGCATCTCGCCGCGCACTGAGTTTAACTCGTTGCGTAGTCCGTATACTATATCATGCTGTGGTGCTTGTTGCACACCATCCTGATTTGCAGCTCCCATACCATATTGCTCTCTCAACTGAGCAAAGTAGTATTCCTTTTCCTGTGGCGAGCCGTTGCGTAAGATGTTATCCGCCTGTAGCAGACCGCTAATGGCTTCACTAGGCTTAATCCCTAGACCGTTTATCGTATTGAGATACGGCTGTACCACCCGTTCCATCTCATCAGCGTACTGAGCCTTACTTATAAGCGGCTCGACACCAGCCCTCATCTGCTCTTCACGTTGCCATGCGTATTCTTGTAGTTTTGGCGATGCTGCCGCCCACTCTTCATGGTAGTCCTTCTTCCATGATGCTGGCGCTCTTTGCCATACTGGAGGCTCTTCTACTACTTCTGGAGCTTCTACAGGTATCGTTGGTGCGTACTTGCCATCAGCACTGCGTACCCTCTCAGCTTGTGGCTCTGCTTCTAATTCATCAAACTGCTGTGCTAGTAGTTCTTTCCTGTCTATTACGTTTGTATCGGGTACTGACTCTGGCATATCCATTTATTTCTCCCTGTGGGGGTTATTGGTAAACCTTTGGTTATCTCGCATCCGATCCATTAGCTTGTTAGCTTGGCTGTGCGACATATTTGCTAATTGTGCGCTTAATACTTCTCTGCGTGTATCTTTTACGACAGGTGCGCGGCTTGTCATAGTCTCGTTACCGACCTCAAAGCAGTTATGCTTCCTTAAATGCTCACGGTGCATAGCCCTGCCAGTAATCATTGTGCCATCAGCCATAGACTTGTAAGGAGCTATGTCAGGCATGATGTAGACCTTAGCATCATACTGCTCTGCGCCTACCTCTACAGCTTCCCCGTCTACATATACCCAAGATTTTCTCATAATAAGGTTAGTATTTCCTCGTCATCCATGTCTATGTAATTACTCCAAATTGCCTCAACCCTGTCTAGGTCGGCAAATAGAGCATCAAAGTCAATCTGTCTTACTGGTACTTCATGTTCTACAACTATCTGCGTAAACGGCTCTGCTATTTCCTCTAGCTTTTGTCTACCTTCAACAAATATCTCATAAGAGTTAATTATTGCTAGTCTGCGCCTATCTGCCTTTGCTTTCTCTGCCGCTAATTTTTTACCTAAGAAGTCACCATCATGGGTGTCATCTATGATAATTGGCTGCAATACAACAGTTAAGTCACCAGCCTGACCTGTAGATGCAACACCTGTTAACGATACAACTACATTAGTACCAACAGTACCTACATCACCTGTGGCCTGTACTCCACTTACCGCTACAACTATCTCTTCACTCTCAGTTCCAGCATATCCTATTGCTTCAACACCAATAAGAGCAATAGTTATATTAGATGTAGCTGTGCCTACTAAGCCTGTTGCTTCATTGCCAGTTACAGGGAGACTATCCCAATACGCAGCATTCCAAGTACCAGTATCCCATGCTCCTTGAGCCATTAAGCAATTCTTAGCAGTGCGTTAGTAGAATCATTAGTCGGCATAGTCAGAGTGAAATTACCAGCAGTAATAGTCTGAGCGCCAAAAGTATGCACAGATATTGCCTTGTTGCCTTGTGTAGAGTTGTAGACCAGAGCGCAGTCAAATGATGTTGTTAGTGTGACGTTAGTCCAGCTAAAACTGGCGCTAGGAGTCCAGTAGGCAGTAGTTCCACTATTGGCAGGAACATTTGCGTTTGTAACCGCTATACCTCCAGCAGTGTAGTTTGTACCTGTAACCTCGCCTGTAATGCCATAGGCTGTCGTTCCAGCGCCTTGACTAGAGCTTGCTAGGTATAAGGCTGTCTTTAACAAATCTGCTGCTGTAGAGACTCTGACAACGCTTGTTCCAAATGCGTGTATTCCGCTTAATATCTCAGTCTTAAAACTAGTACACATTGCTTGGCTATTAGACATTGAAGCCTCCTATTTCACTTGTTGAAACCAATGCTTTCTTCAATGTCACATTTACTGATCTATGCACCAATTCACTTTCATGCCAATACTCTAGCCATTTTGTACTCTCATTATCATTTTCGATAAATCCTTCACGCTTTTCCAAAAGCGCCTCATCCATCTCGCCTTTGGTTGTATTAATCACTATGCACCTCTACGCTAACAACCTTACCGTCTGCATCGCGTACTACACGTTTTGGTGCTGACATCATCTGCATAGCTGTACCTATTCTATCCATAGTCTGACCATGTATGTTTGCCATGTTGTCTTGCACATCAGCCATTCTTTGTATTGCATTGCTTACATTATCGCCTTGACCAAGCACAATAGCAGCTTCATTGTTAGCGGCCTCTTCTGCCTCACGCACCTTGTCTACCTGTGCCTTTGCGCCTATCTCCGCAACCATGATTCGAGTAGATGACTCTAGCTCCGCCTTCCAGCGATTGAACTGATCTACAGACTGTAGCTCCTGCATCTTCATCTGCTGGCGCATCTGCTCTAAGTTAGCATCGGCTTGAATCTTCATCTGCTCTATCTGCATATCTGCCTGTACTCGTGCCTGTTGAGCCTGTACGTCCATCTGAGCCTTCATCTGTGCAGCCTGTGCATCTGATTGCACTCTCATCTGGTCAGACTGCTGCTGCGCTTGCATCTTGATTTGCTCAGGGTCAGGCTGCGGCTGTTTAGGCTGCTGTGATGCTGCCTTCATCTGTTCCAGCGCGGCATCCAGAGTACCCTCGATAGGTTCTGCTTGCTTAAACGCTCCGATACCGAACTTCATGACCTCTACCAGCATTGGTATCATCTCAGGTGACTCACGGCCTACAGGTAAGGCTTGACCTAAGAAGCCGCCAAACGCTGTTAAGAACTCTACACGGTTGCGCTTGTTCTGATCTTCATCCAACTGCACCAGACTGTCAGCCTCTACGTCAATTCTAAAGTTAGCTAGTGGCGAGTCTTTAAGAAGCTCTATAGCCTGTGGTATCAATTGCTGATCTGCCTCAGACATCTGTTGTGCAGAAGCGTACTGTAGCAAAGTCTGTGGTTGGAACTTGGTACACATAATCTGCGCCTTAAGCTTAATCAGGCTAGACGCAAATAGAGCTACCTCTTCCTGCATTGCTCTTAATCTAAGCCCGGCATACTGGCCCTTGATCTGTTGTGCAGTTGCGGTCTCGCTTGCACTGGTCTGACCCCTGATAATGTCAGATATGCCCGTAATCTCGTAGATTTGACTCTTTATGTCCTCTCTTGCCCGGTAGCAGTTGATGAGCGTAGCAGCTATGACATCTAGTGGCAGGATGTCGATACTACCCTTTAAGCCACCCTTTTCACTGAAAGCCATCCACTTATCGACAGGTATCAGAGTATTATTGTCTCCCTCTGTGAGCAGGCGTTGTAGCGTTGGCTGGCTTGCGTCATATACTCCTCGTACCCTTAAAGCCTTGACCAGACCATCAATTCTGTCGCTTAGAATGTCCAGCTCAGTAGCCTGATCCTGATACAGCACGAAGTCAGGTACAGGCACTAGAGAATCAGAGGTTAAAGTAGCGTACAGAGGCTTGCCACAAGGGAAAAAGCCTTCTACCTCGATGGGGTCATCACGCTCGTCTATGATGTAGTTGCTGTTCTTGCTAAACCAGTAGACCTTGCCGCTTTCCTTATCCCATAGCTCACATATCTTTGCTCTAGTATGCTCTTTGCTAGACTGACCGTAGGAAGTTAGTGTCTGTGGGCCGCTGTCTAAAGGTATCTTCTTTGCAGACTCCTCGCCAAAACGCTCTATAAGCGCCTCTCGCGTCATGTAAGCCCAGCGCCATACTACCGTAACCTCTTCCCATGTCCTCGCTACTGAGTGACCAAAGTCCTTCCAGTGAACGTAGTCTGTAGGAGCGCATTCGTACTCGATCTCCTCGTATGTCTCTACCTCATCAGCGTCCTCAGTGACCTGTAGCCCATCCTCTGGCATATCACGCTCAATTAGATGCGGCTCGTAGCGTACCCATGCGACACCGCGACCACCAAGAAAGCGATCCTGCACTGCATTCTTCATAGTTGCACGGAAGTCTGGGTAATGCTCAATCTCGTAGTCAATAGCTCTCTGAATGATCTGTGATGCTACGCGGCCTACTTGGTCATTGTCTCCAAACCTGCGCGATACGTCAGCCATAGGCAGCTTAGAATAGACCGCTGGGATTAAGGTCTGTACGTTTGACCAGAGAATATTAAACTTTGCCGTCTCGTTACTGTTCTGGCTGCGATTGTCATCTCTGTAACGCTTGACGATCTTTGCAGAACGAGCCTCCCACTTCTTAAACTCGTTGTCGTATGCGCCGATTACGTTCAGATACTTCTCGATTGGAGTTTCGGTCATTTTATATCCTGTTTAACGTAGGGCGTTTTGCCTTGCCATCATTCTAGCTCTAGCTTGTTCTGCGAAGGTGTCCAGTGACGGGTCTACTGCTGGTGCGCCAATTAATCTAGCTTTAGCCTGTTCACCATATGCGTCCATTGCTTGGTATGCAGGGTTAGTTGCAGATAGGGCAGCAGACTGCTGTGGCGTAATCTCAACGCCATTGACCGTCTCACTCAACAAAGTACGCTTTGGCGTATAGGTCTGTAGTCCAGCAGCTAGTTGTTTAGGACTAGGCATTATGCTGAGAATATGCCTACAGCCATAACCTCAACACCTGCTCCTGTCGTTACTTTCCATGCACCAGTAGTAGATGCAACGTTCATCTCTATGTTATAGACATTGATACCTGTGCCGCATGATGCAGGTAGCACTGTATGGGTCAATATGCC